GTGATGTTTAACGTGGGCGGCTGGAAGAAAGCACGCCAGGAACAGCAGATGCGGGACTGGTTCGGCTTTGTGCCTCAATACCTGATTACTGTGGATGCTGCTTTCTGTGAGCAAGCCTCAGATCGTGAGTTCTGCCGTTTGATTGAGCATGAGCTGTATCACATCGGTGTAGAGCGTGATGAAGATGGTGAAATCATTTATAGCGATATGACTGGTTTACCTAAGCATTACCTGGCTGGCCATGACGTTGAAGTTTTCTTTGGTGAGACCAAACGATGGGGCGCAGATGAGTCTGTAAAACGGCTTTTGGAAATTGCCAAGAATGCGCCGTTTGTATCTGAAACGAATATTGCAGCATGTTGTGGGAACTGTGTGATTAATTAAAATGGGATCAGATTTTAGCTTTACTTTATTTCATTTTTTTGTAGATTTGATCTAAAGGAGGGCACGTATGGCTACATATAAACAAATTCAAGAATTCCTTACTGAAAAACATGGGCGTACTTTTAAAAGTTGCTGGATAGCAGATATTAAAAATCAGCATGGTTTAACTAAAAGGCAAGCACCTAATAGGTATGATCCAGATAACCGTGTTCATCCTTGTCCTGAAGAACATAAGGGTAAGGTTGAAGAAGCATTGAGGCATTTTGAAATGATTTAAAAAAGCTCCCCGATTAAAGGGGATTTTTTTTGCCTACTTTGCATGACGTAGCATGACAAAAGGGGGATTTATGGCAGCACTTAAAGAGCCTGTAAAAATATTTATCGTTCAAGCTCTTGCATGCCGTGATACCCCTCAAGAAGTTGCGGAGTTGGTCAAGCAAGAGTTCAATATTGAAATTGATCGCCGTCAGTGTGAAAACTATGACCCGACTAAATATGCAGGTCGCAATCTCGGGAAAAAACTTGCAGATCTATTCAACCAGACTCGTAAGAAATTTGATGAAGGTTTGATAGATATTCCAATTGCTAGTAAGTATTACCGGCTTAAGCAATATCAGAAGCAACTTGAAAAAACCAAGAATGCAAAATTAGCACTCAAGATTCTTGAACAGGCTGCTAAAGATGTAGGTGGTCAATTCACTAACCGACAAGAAATTACCGGTAAGGACGGCGAAGCATTACAAACAACAGTTGTGCACGCTACCCAAGACCAAGTTGAAGCTGCTGTAAAGAAGGCCCAAGAGGAATACTAAATGGATCTGCAAACACAGGTTGAAAAGAAGCTGTGTGAAGATGAGCATTTATATTTCACCCGGCGTTTCTTTAAGCCCCGAATGGGCTTCAAATTTACGGTGAACTGGCACCATGTTTATATCTCTTGGATCATTGATCAGGTGATAGCTGGTGAGATTGCGAACGTAGTTATCAATGTTCCACCAGGGGCCGGAAAAACTGAACTGACCACCAACCTAATTCCACGCGGCTTAGCCTTAAATGCCCGTTCCCGGTTTCTGTATTTGTCATTCTCCCAATCATTGGTTGCACCCCATCTACATTACGGCGCAACAATCCTACCTAAGAATGGCCAATACATTACTTTTGCAGTGGGTGGTCAATATCGGAAAGTTAAGCAGTCGATTTTACCGCCTCGAACACAGTTAGGGATCAATGCAGAAGATGAAGCCATGGTTTTAGATATTGTCGGGAGTTTTATAGATGAGCACCTTCTTCGCGGTACGTGATGAGATTGCAGAAAAGCTGAAAGAAATTCCAGAACTTCTAAAGATCTATACGCCGTTAAACTCAGTCAGCGTAACAGAGATGTCACAAGTCACGCCATCTGCGCATGTCAATTTTGTCCGTATCGACAAGAAAGCCAGTGCAGGTCGTGGAAGTATCAATCAGATCGGTCAGCAATGGGCGGTTACGGTGGCATGTCGCAATGCTCAATCTCAAATGACCGATGGACGTGCTGTAAGTGATGAAGCGGGGCTTTTGACCGAGAAAGTAATTCAACTACTTTCCGGTTGGCAGCCTCAAGCATCACGCACGGCACTGGATTTCATATCGGTTCGGGATGGTTATAGTCCGGGCTTTGCATACATCACGATTATTTTTGAATCACAAAAATTCATTTAGGAGCCAGTCATGGTGAAACAATACAAGGCAACTCAGCCTGTCGGTCGCTTTAAAAAGGGCGATGTCGTTGGCGGATTGGGTGATGCTCAGATCAAAAAATTAGTGGCAAATGGCGTGATTCAGGAAGTACCTGAAGCTAAAGCCGCTGCTCCAGCCAAGAAAACCACAGGGGATGAAAAGTAATGGCTAAATCAGATTTAATCTCGCTTCAAGGCGAGCTTCATTTGGCGAAGATGGTTAATAGTGTGCCATCTGCCTTATTGCCCGTTGGTAATACACCGGAATTGCAGATCGCAATCTCTAGTGAATCCACTGATCACTATGAAAGTAAAACCGGCCTCCGTGCTAAGGATGCGGTACTACGCAAACAAACTGCAGTGGCTATCTCTGGTACGCTTGAAGAAGTAACAAAGCAAAACTTAGCAATGGTCCTAAGTGGCAAATCAATCGAAATCCCTGAAACTCAGCTGACTGATATTACTCTGGGTGCTGTAGAAGCTGGCGCCATGATTGACTTAGGACATCGTAATTTAAGTGAAGTGGATTTTAAAGACAGCTCGGATGTTGCCATCACTTCAGATAAATATGTACTGGATGCTGTTTACGGCACAGTCATTTTTAATGAAGCTATTGTTGGTTCAGTTAAGTTTTCTGCCAAAGCCGGTGCTAAGACACGTACTACAATTGCAACTAACCTAGGTAATGAATATCGCTTGCTGTTTAAAGGCATTGATACTGTTACAGGCGATAAGGTGATCTTAACTTTATGGCGCGTCGAATTTTCGCCAGATACCGAGTTTGATCTAATTCATGAGGACTTCGGATCTTATTCAATTGAAGGTGAAGCACTGGCAGATATCTCTAAAGCTAATGATGAAGAGCTAAGTGTATTTGGTCATATTGAGCGTTTTAGCGTAGCTGCATAAACCCATAAACCATACAGGCACAAAGAAATCCACGGCGCATTAGCGTCTTTTTTTGTGCCTGCCTTATAGTAATAAGTCTTAAAACATTTAAGATGAAACTTAATAAATAGTAAAAAATAAAGATTATGTAATCTTTTGTTATTCTAATTTTCATCTGATGGGGATATAAAAGATATTCACTTCACGTTAAGAATAAAACTGCTATGACTAAAATAGAAATATTTGTCTCCATCCTAGCCGTAATAATTATTTCTACTATTATTTATCTTGTATGTCAGTAAGTTAGTAAGCTAAGAACCTCCTTCGGGAGGTTTTTGATAGATGGGATTTTTAAACTTGTTATCTAAAATTAATATTGAATGAGAGTCAAAATAGCTAAACACAACTTTACAAAGTTACCTTCCTGGGCGTTAGATAAATTTGAAAAGTGATGTAAAGTGACGCCCTTAACGCAAGGGGATATTATGAAAAATTTAGGCCTATTATTTTTTATTATGATTTTAGCGGGTTGCGGACACAGAGAATCTAACGGTCAGCAACCTGATCTAGAAACAATCAAGAAAGAACAGCTTGAATTTGCAAAAGAAGCCACTAAAGAATTCATTCCCAATCCTGATTCAGCTAAGTTCCGGAATCAAGTCGGGGATTGTGGGGAAGTTAGCTATAAGGAAGTAGGGGGCACAGATATTGATTTCCAGCGTTTCATTGTGCTTGAAAAGAATATAGTGCTTGTAGAAAATCAGATGGATCCAAAGCAATTTGAGCTTTCATGGAAAAGCTCCTGCACACCAAGTTGGAATAAATAATTATAAGGCCCTCATTTGAGGGCTTTACTTTATTCATCAGATGATTCGGGTGTGTTTGCTTGCTTCCTTGCATGCTCTAAAGCAACCTGTTGTGCTTCAGCTGCAGCAGTAGCTTCAATTGGTGGTTCTGATGCAATAGCTGCGGTGCCAGTGAATCCGAATAAAGCCAATATTAGAATTTTCGAATACTTTTTCATTTGAATTTCCTCTACGTCTCTAAAGCTTAAATTCAGTGTAGAGAATGATTTAAATCACGGATGTATCAGCTATGTCGGGATATGTAAGATATTCAAGGCTAGAGTTAGAAGGATCTAGTTTTGCGTAAGAATGCTTTTCGGTTGAAACTTTTTGTTGAGTTGCTTAACGAAATGTTTGAATGCTTCAGTAGGTAGCTACACTCTAAAGAAACTTCCCTAACTTCTAAATCTTTGTAACATCCAATAATTTTTTTGTAA